TACTTTAGCGTATTCAAGAAGAACAGGCATGATGAACGTGACTATTCGATGGTTTCTCTGGGGTGGCGATCTAAGATTGCTGGTACCCGAACCGATCACCTACATATTGATGATATTCAGTCAAGGGTTTCTCTCAACTTGACCGAACAGATGTTCGAGATTTTCCGTCAGGACTGGTTGACTCGTCCCGGCGAGAGCGGGCGTACCAGCATTAACGGTACCCGTGTCGGTCAGGATGACTTCTATGAGCGGGTAATAAATGAGATCGATGGGGACATTCTCAAGGTGATTAAGTTCCCGGCGATTATCACCAATGAGAAGGGTGAACCGGAGCCGTTGTGGCCGGAGTTCTTCACAATGGAGTCATTGGATCGTATTCGCCGCAAGGTTGGTGAGGAGGCATGGTCCCGTAACTACATGCAGGAACCCAGTTCGTCGGCTATGGCGACGTTCTCTGATGAATCTATCCAGAAGTGCCTGAATCCATTGAGGTCAGTAAACCATGAACCACCTGAAAATTGCTCTGTGTACATTGGCGTTGATCCCGCTCTCGGCTCTAATAATTGTGTTATTGCTGCTACACCGCATGAAGGGAAACTCAAAATACTTTTCATTCGGGAAGATACTGGTCTTACCCGTAATGAGCAGATCCTTGGCATCGTAGAAGAGGCCGTGATCCGATGTGGCAAGAATGGTTCAAGTGTTTCTGATGTGGTGATCGAAGCGATGGTGTTCCAGAAGGGGCTATCTCGTGATGAGCGCCTGATCGAAATGACACAGCGGCACGGGTTCAGAGTCAGGGAGCATCTGACCGGTATGAACAAGTATGATGAAACGATTGGTGTTCCATCGATGGCGTTGTCATTCATGCGGGGTGACATTGAGATTCCGTATGCGGATGATCCTTCTACCCGACATCAGGCAGATCAGTTGATTCGTCAGTTGAAGGCGTGGCGTCCGCTGAAGCGTGGAACGAAACTTCGTCAGGATCAGGTTATGGCTTTGTGGTTCATCTGGATTCTCTGGCGGCAGCGTAAGCAATCGTTTGATTTGGATACTTCACAGTTCAACTTTGGTGGATTACCATGGAAATCAAGTCTGCCCGCTAGACAGGTGTTTTGATGTACACTTTTGACGAGATCGTATCGATCATTCGGCTCCGACAGGAGGCACAGTCTCCTCTCATTGCCCGTATGCAGGATATTAAAGAGCGATATAACGGTGATTATGTTATACCTTTGCCGTCAATGGAAGAAGAGCCGGTTCTCCCTCCTCTGACGCCTGCTTTGATAGCGGAAAACATTGATGCGCTGGCTCAACGGGCTGCGTCGGTTATGCCGTTCATTGGTTGTCCTGCTGTCGATCCTTCCAAGGAAAGGGGGATCCGGTCGCGCGAGTACGCCGATATCCGACGTAAGGCGCTCGCTGCTACATGGTATGACTCTAAATACAAGATTAAGATACGTCGCGCATACAGGCATCTAGCCGGATATGCCACTGCCTGTCTTGTAGTCATACCTGACTTCGATAAGGGGCTACCTCGTATTCAGGTGCGTGACCCTATCGGTGTGTTCCCAGAACCGCAGGCTTATGAGGACGTGGCACCTCCGACTAATGTCGGATTCGTTTATGGCAAGTCAGGTAGTTGGCTGCGTAGCCACTATCCCGCTAGCCGTCAGGAAAACGGCGGGCCTATACCAGATGAGGTGAACTCTCGTCAGGACTTGTGGGATGTAGCCGAGTGGGTGGATTCTGACCACATTGTTATTGGAATCATGGGGCCACGGTATAGCCGGTATTCGCAGACGGAACCAATGGTTGCAACATCGATAGAATTAACTCGTGTTCCCAATAAGGCAGGGATGCCGTGTGTCATCATGCCCGGACGAGTGACACTAGATAGGATCGCTTCTTCTATTTCCAATGTGATTGGAATGGTTGATCTCATGTCGAAGATGATGGCATTGGAGATCTTGGCGACAGAGAAGGCAATCTTCCCTGACCGTTATATCATTGGACGGTCGGGTCAGGTACCGATGATTGTCGGTGGCGAGTGGAAGGATGGACGAGAGGGCCAAGTCAATGTTCTGCTTGATGCTGAGCAGATCGGAGAACTCCGATCGTCGCCTAGTCCTTCAACAAATATTGCAATCGACCGATTGGAACGTAATGCACGAATCTCTACCGGAACAGTACCTCAAATCGGTGGTGAATCGTACGGGGCTTTGCGTACCGGACGAGGCATCGACGCGCTCATGGGTGCCGCTCTGGACCCGCGTATTCAGGAAATGCAGGAGATTATGGAGGCTCATCTTCCTCATCTGAATGAATGCCTGTTCGCTACCTATAAGGGCTACTGGGGTAGCAAGAAGTTCTCCATGTTCACCGGGTATACAGGTGATTTCGGACAGGTCGTATTCACTCCGAATGACCACTTTGAAACATTCGATAATGTGGTATCGCATTCCATCCCCGGAGCGGACATACAGGGGACTACAATCCAATTGGGGCAGTTGCTATCCATGAAGGGCATCAGTCTCCATACGTTCAGGGCCAAGCATCCGTTTATTGAAGATGCTGAGATGGAAGGACGCCGTGTCGATGAGGAGCAGTTGGAGGAGGCGGTTATGGCCGCGATCCAGCAGCAGGCTTTGTCCGGTCAGTTGCCGGTGGTGTATGTCTCTAAGATTGAAAAGCATCGCAAGAAGGGTTTGGATATCTTTGAAGCCATAGAGAAGGCAGACGAAGAGATACGGAAGCAGCAGGCTGCTGTAGCGCCTGAGCCTGAGGCGGGTATGGCTATGGCACCTGAGCAGGCACCCGGTTTGGCAGCGGGACCGGCAGGTATGGGGCCGCAGGGGCCACCCGGTGGTCCCGGTGGTCCGCCTAGTGGCGAGTTCTCTCCTGAGGCGGCACAGCAGTTAGTCGCTGCGTTGGGTCAGGGGCTTGGCTGATGGTACGACCAAATAAGAATCTGAAACCACGAACTCCCGGCTTGGAGGCTGGTGCAGCCTATGGTGAGGTCAGCGATAGCCTAGAGGCACAAGCAGCCATTCCGTTGCAGGAGGGGGGTGGGATTACTACACCTCAGCAGGCCAATGTCCCAGCCGTTCAAGCACCAGCGCAACCGGGTCCACTGCCGTTGGAAGCAGCGGCAGGATATACCCCGCAGGTCATACCATTGACAGCGCCGGGTAGAGGTGGATTGGGGGGTATCCCTCGTGCCCTTCCTACTCCTAATGAGGAGGCGGCTGAGACATTACGTAATTGGGCGCTAGCCGTGAATGAGCCAGCCTTTGATGATGCTGCCATACAACTGAGTCAATAATGGCTGAACGCTCTGGGCTTCGTCGGATAAGTAGCACTATTGGCACAGCGCCGTTGTCGTCGTTTAATGATGAATGGCATGGCCGTAGAATGCAGTTGCTTATGCGGTCAGGAGCCGGTCGGTTTTTAGAAAGCGCCCCTGAATCCATTATGGCGCTTGCTCAGAGTAATAAGTCAGATGGCGATATGCTGGATGATTTCTTACGGGCGTTTAATCAAGCCGAGTTCAATCAGATGCGGCATACGTTTGAAGCGATGCCGGATCAGATTCAGAAGGCTGAGTTCAATCGGTTGCCGGAACCAACCCAGCAGATTCTTATCAGTGGCGGATATGAGCCTCCCAATGAGGAACAGAAGGCGTTGTGGAAGCGGATCCTCACTTGGGATATTCCGCTGCTACCTGAAGAGCATATGGGTAAGGCTATAGGGGTCGGTATGGCCCCGGTTCGGGCGATGGGTTTTGTTGCGGGCAAGGTAGCCGGTGGCCTGTGGGAAGGCTTGGTGATGAAGCCGTCTCGGATGGCGACACGGTGGGGACGGTCTGGTGCCTATCTGGCTGAGAAGGGGATGGGTTCTTTCTTTGATCCTGCGGACTGGCGGGAATCGTGGAATAACACCAAGTACGAAGAAAACTCTTACTATTCCGGAACTGTCAAGAAGGCTGAACGTATCGTTGGCCGTCATCAGACACGCTTACTGCGAGCCTATCTTGAGGACGGGCAGCAGGGCGCATACGATTTGATATTGAAAGAAATGGAACAGTCTGGTAGGTCCCCTGAAGATGCTGATACCTACTGGCGCAACTGGCAGTCCACACTAGACGAGGACGGTAATGTCAAGGCGCTAGAGATTCTTGAGTCAGGTAAACTTACTCTTTTTGATGCGTCGCAACGCACATTCAATACGTTGTCACCTTGGGATGTCAATCCTGATAGTTGGCAGGGCAAGACCGTTGGGATGGTTGGGGCGCTTGCTACTGAGATCCTGTTGGATCCGACAACGTGGGCCGGTGGTGCACTCTTCAAGATAGCGAAGCACGCCAAGATCGGGTTGCGTGTAGGTATGACAGGGGATGTTGTTCAGTTCTCTCGGCGGTTGTCTCTGGCTCTTCGTGCGGAAGCCGACGGAACGGGTTTGTTTGCACCGATAAAGATTTGGAATCCTACTACTGGCAAGATGGATGATGCTCTCAGCGAGGTTAAGGAGTGGGTTAATAAGGGTGGGGTTGGAGAAGCCGGTTCACTTACTCAGGGCAATATTCCACTTGGGCGTGGTAAGAGGCTGATCGGTGAGGGGGCCAAGTATCTGGCTCAAACAAACTTTATGCTTCGTTCGCAGCACAGGGCAATCAACCGGTTGATCGACCGGGTTAATGATGCGTTCAGAAAAGAGGATGAACTACAGGAGTTCGTTGCTGCGTTTAGGGCTGCGACTCCAGATGGGAATGTTACTGAGGCCATTGCAGAAAAGTTCGGGAAGGGTTACGGCCCGCTTGGTCAGTTGATGCGTGATGTGCCAGCGATGGCTCCGATCATAGGCGATATGATGCAATGGCATCTTATGAGGCGCAGGATGAGCCTCACTGTAGACGCACGGCATATTGATGAGCATGGCATGTGGCGGGTCTTCGATGACGAGGGCAAGTTGTTGGGTGAGGCCCGCATCAAGGGTGATCCCAGTAATCCGTTTGCAGAAGGCGACAACATATTTGTCAACGACGGGATAAACGTTTATTCAAAGAAGTATACCGGGGAGATGGTTGAGTTTCAGAC